AATAGGCGAAACAGATGGCGTTGCTCAAGGCGATTCTCTCACTGCTAGTCAACAGTTAATTAGATTGTATCCTACCCCAAAGGGTGCATTCCCCGTCGTTGTCCAATATATTCCTGTGGTTAATAATTTTAGGTCCCCACAGGCGAGATATTTGGCTTATGAGATGATGCTTGCTGAGGCTAGAATCGCAATAGGCAGCGCCAGACGCAAGATAAACGGTATGCCTACGCCTGATGGCGGCAGTATTAGCTATGACGGTGGTGATTTGGTTTCTGAGGGAGAAGAGAAGAAAAAAGAAATTATTAATGAAGCTATTTTACTAGGCGAACCGCTTTGTGTTCATACTTGGTGATAGTTGTTATTGAAATATAAAACAGGAGAAAGAAACATGGGGCCTCCTGTATTAGAATATTACCAACTTGAAGTTTTAGCTGGCCAGAGGATTATTGTCCCTGGTTGTGAGCCCGCGTCACATCTCTCATCAAGAGCATTATCATACGCATTTAAAAACCAGTTGAAATGTGGTACTGGATATGTGCCCCTAAAGAAAGCACTTGCCGGTATACCAGGATCTTTCGTAAAGATCGGAAAGGACTGGAATAGAGGTAACACTAACACGACATTCTTCGTTTTCCCAGCAATGACCAACGATTGCACATGTGCGCCAAGGATAGATTATTATGCTATATTGCGCGATCTGGCTACTGAAGAAGAACCCGTCACTACTAATTATGATTATTGTAGTATGAATGATTCAGGGTATTGTCCATCTCCTGATTTTGATTCTATTCCTGCCCCGGAACCTAACCCGTATCTCACAGAGGCTAATGCTGCTTCTTTGGCTGGCGGCATCTTACCACCCATTCCTCCTTGGCAGATAAAGTGAGGATTTCATGTCAATTTACAAATTCGGCTATGATTATGGTGATACTGTCGAAGAAAGCTTTGATGATAGCTTTCCCGATAATAGATCAGATGTTGATCAGAGAAATAGCCCATTATCGTTGTTTGATCTTGAGTCTGCTGATGTGAGGACGGCTCGTACATTGGCTGATGAAGTAGTCAATATCTCTGGGGCTGAGGTCAAGATATTCATTAGAACAAATAATAACGATTATGACTCTGTGTGGGATGAGGATGCCGATCCCACATATTGGACGTCTGAAATGCTTAAGGCATTTTTCAAGCCAGCGCCATTAGAGACTGAGCTTAAAAAATGGGGTGCCGATACCATTAACAAGACGGAGGTAGTATTCAGTCATAGACAGGTGTTTGAAAAATTCGGTAACAGGATGCTTAGGACTGGCGATGTATTGCAGCTACCTTTTAATGCTGCTATGGAGGATCGTTCACCTAAGACTTATCGTGTTACTAATGCCACTCCAACGGGTAATTTTAGATATAACTGGCTATATTTCAGTTGCACTGTTGAGACTCTGAATGCTGATATTAGTGTTAGGCCGCATGAGATCGAGTCTTCTATGGATGAAGAGCACATTAAGTCGAATGGGGCTTATCGTGAGTCGTATTGAGATTAAATCACAGTTTAATTTAATGCATCTTGTGCTTGATAATATGAAGCACAAGGTGGCTAATAATATTTCTGAGCACGCTAAGGTAGAATTTAAGGATGATATGGATTTATATTATAAGAAGACGATGAAAGGTAAGTCTGTTAATGCTGAGATTAGTGGTTCTGTGGAGCTTGTGGATAATATTGAATCTCAGAAATTGGAAGATAAGATTAAAAAATACTTAAACGGTTACAAGGATCTTAAAACTTTGCAGGAAAGAGCACTAAATGGGAATGTATAATTTCGACAGTGATTTTACTGTCAAAGACCTTAGTGCTGTTAAAAACTTCCCTCTTGGGATGAATGAATATCCTGCTGTAAAGCAAATTGGTCATAATTTGCCGCGCCAGAAAATCAATGGCGAGTATGAAGCGTACCCGTATAATGTCGAGGAGTTTTTAACTCCCGGTTTTAGGTCACTGGATGATGCTATGAAGAACTATTTTAGTGGCGTTCGGGTGCCTACTAAGGATAGTTATCGTTTTATGCGAGTCAAGGTGGCTGGTGGAGATAAGAGTATTTTGATTTGGGCTGACGATCTTAAAGAGGGTCGTGTGAGGTTGCCCTTAGCCGCTTTGAGTCGTGATAGTATGGAATTTAATCAGGATAAGTATAGTCCGATATATCATAGTATGGGCCATCGTTTCGTGAATTCGTCTGGCACAAAGGTGGCGAAGTTGTATAGGCCGGTTCCTTATCTTGTGAAGTACACTATGACTATTTGGGCTGAATTTAAGCGTGATGCTGAGTATATTTTGCATCAGTTGATGGTGCGTTATAACCCGATTGCTGAGTTTAAAATGTGGGATGGTCATATTGCTGGTAGTGTTCAGCTGCGTTTTGATGGTGTGACTGATGCTAGTGATAAGGAAAACGGTTTTGATCAGCATGCTGCCGTGAGGTATGAGTTGTCCACTACGGCTGAGGCTTGGTTGCCTTTGCCCGAAAAGATTGTACCTACTGTATTAGGCACTGTTGGGTCTATTAAGGAAATGACTGCTTCTATTGTCATGGACGGCAATCCAATTGTTGCTTCTGCTTGGTCTGAACCTTTGAACTATCAGGGATATTGACACATGGCCCAAGAAATTGTCCGGCTTTATAATTGCTCTAATCAGCTAATCCAGTTACAGGCTCGCCCACCAAAGTCTGATTTTTATACTAATGAGATGCAGGTTAGGCTTCAGCCTGGCCAGGTCGCCACGTTGGATAAGGCTCATTTGTTAAAAGATCAGGTGGAAAATCTATGTAAGAGGGGTTTAATTCGAGTTGTCTATGATAGCCAAGAGCAGAATTAGTGCAGAAAATACTGCCGAAGGCTATGCAAAGATACATCAGAACGCTAAAATAGCTGATGGAGCATTCCAATGGCAGTATATTTAAGTCCAGGTGTTTTCCCACGCGAAATAGATCTTAGCGTGTTACCATCGGCTGTCGGTCCTTTGCGACCAGCATTCGTGGGTGCCGCTAAGAAGGGGCCAATAAATACACCAGTATTTATCACCTCATCACAACAAGCACTTGATACCTTTGGCGAACCATTCGCCCAAAGCTATCTGATGTACGCAGTTCTGGCCTACCTTGAAGAAGGTAACCAATGTTACATCGTCAGAGTGGGTGTTGAGTACGAAGCCGGCGGCGACGCAGACCTAAACGCAGTCGCAGTCGCCACAGACGGATCTAAAACTTATGGTTGGGGCCGCGTCCCATTGTTCAAGGGCATCGATTTCGGAAGAATCAACCTCCGATCCGTCGCCGACGATGAATCAATTGTAATAACCGCAGCAGCAGTGACATCACCGACGTCATACGTTGGAACGGGTGATGCTACAATGCACGTGGTGGGCACATACAACGGAATCGTGGACGACACTTTCACGGTTTCCATTACCAGCACCACGTTGACATCAGGATCTCTGATTGATGGTGCTACATATGAGATATCTCGCTCAAGCGACGGCCTCATAGTGAGCAGCGGAGTTCTAGATGAATACGCCGGAACTGACGGTGGCGTCGCTTCGCAATTCATATCACTCGGCAATGGGTTATCAGTTCACATTCACGCTTTAACTGGCGCGCTGACCACAAATGACTCATTTGTGTTCGAAGCAACTGCTAATAACAGAAGATTCGCAGTTTCAATCGATTTCGGTAATGCTTCAACACACACTCTCGCCCCAGGCACCTACTCAAGATCAGCATTCATTGCGTTGGTCAATGCTCAGTTAGGCGCTGAAGACTACTCGCTGATCTCAGTGGATACTGTGATTGAAGGTGTAACGCATCATGTCTTGCAGTTCAAGACCAATGATGTTGGGTCGAGTATACAAATAGTAACAGCAAATAGCGAAGCATTCGCTAAAACCGTTGGTACGACACTCTACGCCTACGATATTCCTAAGGCCCACATACTAGGCACAACGCCTGGTCCGTATAACATTACATCTGCCAACAACCGTGGCAGAATCGATGTTGTTGGGCCAGCAAGCACCAATACTATTGATTTCAATCTACAAGTTGGGAACGCTCAAACTGTTTCTACGATTTCTAGTACAATCGACCAGAACGGTGGCGGTGTTCTTGATAGCTTTGTGATCACGGTACCTGGCGGCACTCAGCAAGTGGTTGTCATAGCGACTAATCCAGACGACATCCTTATAATGCGTGCCAATTACACGTATGTAAAGACATTGAGACTGGCTCAGACGCTCGGCGTTAATTACCCATATAAAGGTGTTTACCGAGGATTCCAAGATCCACGTCCTATTCTGCCGCGTTCTAGCACCACCGATTCGAGCACGCCTTATAGCTGTGATCCTTTGGTCAGCCAAAGTCAGTGTGATACTGACAGTGATTACTATGCTAATCTTGTTGGGTTCTTTGTCTCGACGAGTGCTGGTACTTGGACTAATGATTACTCGATCACAGTAGAAGTCTACACTGATGCGATAGGTAATTCTGGTAACAGATTTACAGTGTCGGTAATCGATAGTCTAGGCGTGGCGGTTGAAAGATTCTCAGATGTGTCTTTCGACAAGACCGCTGATCGTTATATCGCTAATTTCTTAAACCCAGGCACGAAGTACGGTGGTACCACTGGTGCCAAGTTCATCAACTGGGAAGAACGACCAGCTTATTTGAATAATGACCCACTTGATGTCGCGACTTACGAAATTCGTAATCCTAGCACTGTCAATGGCGTCCCATTCATCGGCGGCCAGAACGGTATTCCTCTTGATCCAGCATACTCTGCTGCTCTTGACTCAGCTATCATTGGTTTGCAGAGCAACAATAGTGGTCTCTATGCGTTCCAAAATAAGGACGTGTACGATATCAATCTTTTGCTGACGCCAGGCTTCTCCACTGGTGCTGTTATCGGGACTGCCACGCAACTATGCGAATCACGCGGAGACGTTCTTTACTTGGTTGATCCTCCTTTTGGCCTTCGCCCGCAGCAAGTGGTCGATTGGCATAATGGTATGCTGCTTTCAGACCTGAGCAGCGCAATCAACAGCAGTTACGCTGCGTTGTTCTGGAGCTGGATCAAGTACTACGACCAGTTTAATACCAATGAGATCTGGATTCCGCCTTCTGGTCACGTCGCTGCTGTCTTTAGCCGCACGGCACGCGTAACAGAGCAATGGTACGCTGCTGCTGGTATCAACCGTGGTCGACTTCTGACTGCGATCGATATCGAATACACGCCTAGCCAAGGTGAAGAGGATCTTCTTTACGGATCAGGAAATGCTGTCAACCCAATCGTGAAATTCCCTGGTGACGGGATTGTGATTTGGGGCAACAGGACTCTTCAGCGAAATGAGACTGCTTTGTCTCGGATCAATGTGAGGATGTTGCTGATTTACCTGAAGAAGACGCTGACTAGAACGTTGCGATCGTTCATTTTTGAACCCAATGACAAGGCTCTCTGGTCACAAGTAAATTCGGTGGTCAGTCCGTTCCTCGGAGATATTCAATCACGTCGCGGCATCACTTCCTTCAAGGTAGTCTGCGATTCTTCGAATAACACTCCTGAGCGAATAGACCGTGGCGAGCTCTGGGTTTCGGTCTTTATCAAGCCGACCCGCAGTGTCGAATACGTGGTATTAAATCTTGCTGTTGTTAGCACCGGTGCTAACTTCTCATCTGAGGCAGTCTTGGCTGCAGGTGGGATAGTTTCCTCGGTCGCTTCAGTCTAATTCAAAAGCAATGCCCACCTTTAAGGTGGGCATTGCTGTATATGTAGATTCAAAAATGAAGTAAACTTATCCTCTGGGAGCTGCACATGCCAGGCTTTAACATAAATCAGTACTTGGGTGGGGTTAATTCAAATGCCCCAGCCCACACATTTGAAACCCGCAGGAAGCACCGCTGGATCTTTGAATCACTCGGTCTCGGCACAGATTACTGGCGTCCAAATGAGCTATTAGTCTTGCGGACAGCTTCCAGACCGTCATTCAAATTCAATACTGCTGACATGCACCACAACCAAGAAGTTGTTTACTTTGCTGGTAAACAAGAGTGGGACCCGATAAACCTTACGTGGTACGATGTCGAGCAAAACCCAAATATCTCGAAAAGACTTTACAACTGGCTTGAATCAGTTGTTACGCTTGCTGGTGGTAATCTGCCAGTCCAAGCACCTTCTGTCTATAAGAGAGACGCACTGCTTTCTATGATTAATGGCGTTGGTACGCCTTCAGAATCATGGAACATGGTCGGTACTTGGCCAGAATCATTGAACTGGCAAGACCTTGATTATAGCGCCAGCGAAATCATGACATGTGATGCCACAATGCGTTATGATAGAGCCGTCAGGACTCTGTAATTGAAAGATAATGGGGAGATTTTAGTCTCCCCATTTCCATATACGGAGTAGCCATGCCCGGTTTTAACATCACCAGCACCAGAATAAGAGACAGTGCGCCAGCCCCGGAAGGCACTCCGGGTAATAAAGTGGAAACCATAAGGAAGCATAGATATAAAATAATCATAACCGGTAGCGGTCTAAAATCAGATGTGTCTAACTTAATATGTTTTTTTGCAAAATCTTGTACGGTCCCAAGTGTTACATTCGACGAGATTGTGGTTCATCATGGTCAAGACAAGATCTTCATGCCCGGCAAGTGGAATTACAACCCAGTTGACATAACATTTTATGAAATCACAAATGGAAAAAATAGTGTGTTATCCTCGATATACTATCTGTTGCCTAACGAAGGTCTTTATAGTCAGTTATATGAACACCCTGGCTCTGATCCTCTGAATATAAAAATTCAGACATTGCTTGGTAATGGTGATGTTGCAAATTGTTATAAACTATACGAGTGCTATATAGAGAAATATGAGCCGAGTGGTCTTGACTATACTGACTCTGCAATTTCTGAAGTTTCCATATCTGTTAAATATAATAGATTCGAATTTTTTGAAGGAGATAAATGATGCCCGGTTTCCTAATCTCTACTGCGGCGACCGATAATACCAAACATCGACCTTCTGGAAATGTATATGGCCAATCGACAAGTAAATTCATTTATAATTATTTCTGGCAAGTGCCAACTATATTAGGTAAAACAGCGCAAAAAGGAGAGCCATTAGTTTATCTTAAAGATATAACACTGCCCAATGTTAGCTTTGATAAAGAGACATATACTGGTGCAAGTATGACGTATAAATTTGCAAGCAATGTGGTGTATGATGATCTTAGCTTTGTTTTTTATGACACAAAAGGATTGTTAGACATATTGTTAGAATGGAGAAAATCTATCTGGGACCAGACGACTGGCGTCAGGACAGCTACCGAGTATAAGAAGGATACTGAAATTCAAGTCTTTACTCCGCAGGGATTATTAGTGGAGAAATACGTTTTTACTGGTAGTTGGCCTTCTTCTATAAAATATGGTAGTCTTACCTACACTAGCAGTGATATTAAGTTTGTGGATATAACTCTGACGTTTGATTATCTTGATGAATCATCTAGTTAGTAATTAATATATCAGCCAAAGGAGCTAAATAGATGGCCAAAGAGCGAATCGATCTATCAGATTCAAAACCAGTTACTCAGAATAATCCTACTGAACCAGCTTTTGAACCAATAAATCCTAATTTAGCACAAATGCTTGCTGGTGTTAAATCTGACAATGACTTTGTCGATGCTATTATTAGCACGCCGCAAGAAAATTTAATACCTTGGGAAGAGTGCACGTTACCAAGCAAAGGCATTTATTATGGCTGGGCCGATGGTACTGTAAAAGTCAAAGCCATGGGGCAGACAGCCGAGAAAGTACTCGCAACACAGCGTCTGGCGCAGAGCGGTCAATCGATTGACTATCTTTTCAGAGAATGTTGTGTGTTCCCAGAAGGTTTCGATCCAGCAGATTTGCTACTTGGTGACAGGACGTTTTTACTGTATTTCTTGCGTGGTATCACCCACGGCAATGAATATGAATTTATGCTGACGTGCCCAAACACAGATTGCGCAACGCAAAGTACTCATACTTATGACTTAAATAATCTCTCAAACACGATTGTTTGGGCAGATGAATCATTGGGTGAAGAACCTTTCAAAGTCTCCTTGCCTTATTTGAGTAGTGCTACTGGGCGTGATGTATGGGTCGGTCTCAGATATCTCAGATCGTTTGATGTTCTGGATATTGTCAATAAGAGGAAGAATAAGAAGTCTAACGCTGCTCAACCAGCTAAGCGCAGCCCTTTTCAGCGTAAGAAGACAGATGAGTTAGATGATGCTGTCACTGAGAATCTAGAGAAGGTCATTGTTAGTGTTATGGGCGTTCGTGATTCATATAAGATCCGTGCTTTCATCGAGAAGATGCACGCTCAAGATACAGCTACTATCCGTGAATGGATGAAGGACAAAACACCTGGTATTGATAGTTCGATTGAAATCACTTGCCCTGAATGTGGCAATGATTTTCAAGTCGAACTACCAATTACCAGCGATTTCTTTCGCCCATCTAAACAGCGATGAATATGAGCGGATGTATGAAAACCTAAGGGAGCAGGAGTTTCAGTTGAAACACTACGGTCTTTTTAGCATTTTTGAGATGGCTCAAATGACCGCAGAGGATCGCTCATGGCACGTCAAGAGAGTCTTCAAGGAAATGAAAGACAAAGCAGACGCAGAAAAGAAACAGATGAACAGCAGTAGGAGATAAAATATATCAAGGAGGAACTCCTATGAGCTGCGATTTAACGAATGCAAATCCAAGAATAGCCGCACGAAAAGGCCGAATTGTAGACCTTAACGTAGACTTTATTAATAATGGCGAGTTAACCGACCCATATGCAATCCGCACAGTACAAATATACAAAACCCAAGTGGCCCCACATAACCTAGTGGCCACCATACCGATACTAGACCCAGAAGACGTGAACTACCCAGATCCGCTATGTCGAGAGTATGTGACCGGTAGCACAGGATCATACTACGCTGGAAAATACCATCTCCCATTTTCTGTCCCTAATGACTTTGCGGCACCAGATGTCTATTTTGATGTCTGGAGTTATTATCCGGACGACCCATGTTCGGGTACTGGCGGCACAGGCACCGGTGGATGTGATTTAGAAGATCCGCTCTTAACGCCACAAATATTAACAGAATGCCACAGGTTCTGGGTCTATCCCGACGATTGGTATTCTGATGATAAATTACAGACTATTAGGTTTGGGTTTGAGCCGATGGACATAAAGTTTAACTATCCTGAAATAAGACCGCTGGATGTTGGCTTGATGCCTCTTCCGCTGTACGACTACAATTTTAACTTAGTGAATCCAATGATTCCCTATCTAAAACCAACAATTACCATTGAAACCAGATTTAATGAGTTGTTGGTGGACAATGAGCCCTGTAGAATAGGGCTGCGGCAAGGGGCTTATCGTTCTAACCCATATGTGGTGTCATTCGACCTCAATACCTGTGAGTTTCTAAAAGGAACTTACCAGTATCAGATTAAGTTGACTCTGCCGAATGGCTCGACCAGGGTTAGCCGTAAGTTTATTTTTAGCATTAATTAAACACCGATACTGCAATAGAAAATTCACCCATTTCTGTTGCAGTATTGTTGTATTTCTAAAAAATGAGCACAATACGCATACCGCCAGAAAAAATTAGAGCTTTTGTAGAAAAGCATTTTGATAGTAAACCGAGAAAACAAGGCGAAGAATTAGTAATATGTAATCCACTTAATGGAGACACTGGATATCACTTCAACATATCACTAAACAAAGGGGTATGTCATGACTGGAGAGGAGACGAGTGGAGTGGATCTATCAATCCAAAAACCGGGAAACGATCATGCAGCTTTGTAAGATTTGTCAGCCTATACTTAAAATGCAGCACCGGCGACGCCATTAAGGCTATTCTCGATGGGTCAGCGATAGAATTCAACAAAGCAGAAAAGATCGATCTTAGAGAATATGACATAGAATTACCGACCGGATGCCTAAAATTATCAGATCACAAGGGCGATAGATTTGATTTGCTAAAGCGGTGGTTAAACTTTCGCGGCTACACTGATGAAGAGATCCAAGAAAATGACCTTAGATGCGTTGGGACGCATGTGGTGTGGCCATATTATGAATTTGACAGTCTTGTGTATTGGCAAAGCAGGTCATACCTAAATAAGAGATTCAGGTTCCCTGATACCCAAGTATATGAAAAAAATAAGTTAGTAGGTAAAGTAACGGCCACCAAAGGACAATTTTTATATGGTTTCGATAGCATTAATTTCAATGATTATCTGATCATTGTTGAGGCAATTTTCGACAAACACAGTCTCGGTGAGCAGTGCGTAGCTACTGGTGGGGCGATATTAACGCAAGATCAATTGCAAAAGATTAGAATGATTAATCCTAAGAAGGGTTTAATACTTGCTCCCGATAATGATAAAGCTGGTCTGAAGAGTGCTGTTTCTAATTATCATCTTATCTCTCAACTAGGATATCCGATCTACTACAGTGTCTTTGGACCTAAGGCGTATGATGGTGCTAAAGACTGGAATGAGCTGATAACTGGATGTAAGATGGCTAAAGAAGAGGTGAGGAAGGTTTTTGATAAGAATATTATCAAGTTAGGTATTCCTTCTTTAATGGAGCTTAACAGAAGGATACAATATGGCTCGTCATGATAATAAAATCGTTCTTGTAGTGCTCTTTGTAGGCATTTTTATAAGTGAGTGGCATGAAGGTTTTTAGCCAGTTAATTGTGGCTTGCTGGTTATTTGTGTTTTTAAATGTCTTCAATTGATCTGATTCATTGGTCGGTATGTCGATCGATTTTAATCCATATATTTTATCGCCTTCTTCCCCAAAGTATACATATAGGACGCACTTGTCATGGTCTTTAAATCGAAGGTATTGCAATAACATGGCTGAGCCAAAAGTTCCATTAGATAAAAAGTACCCTAATGTATATTTAGAGTTTGACTTGTTGCCGGGGGTGAATTGGGGCCATAATGTAAAGAGCATGATTATGCGCGGTATGGCCAACGCTGGATACGTCATAGAAATTGAGATATCGGACCCAGAAGGTGCGATCATGGCGTCATTTATTAAGGAAGGATATTTTGAGAGCGGCAGAACAATACCACTAGAGATCACTTTTGCTTATCTGACTAGCCCTAATAAGCCCGATGCCCCACAATATGGCACAGAACGCCAAGTTGCAATTGTCACACATACTGAATATTATACCCCTCAAGACGATAGAACTAATATATCATTCATAGCTGTAGATCCGGTGTCATTCTATTTGAATATGGGTAAAGCTGGCGGAGAATCTTATCGCGGCAGGCTTGATGAAGTTATTTCACAGGTGGTCAAGAAATACGCGCCATATGTTACTTTGAAGATGGATAAGACTAAAGATTCTTCGATAAATCGTTATTGGATGATGAGGCAAGATCCAAAGACTTTTATTTCATCTATGCTTGAATGGTCGTCTCCATTGAATAGTAGCAAGACCAATTGGATTGTTCAGGTTGATGGCTATAATATGTTTATAAATGATCAAGGGAATATGATATCTAAGAAACGGGGTTACTACACTAGATTCGCGCAATCGTTCAATTTTTCTATTTCTTCTGCTGATTCTGTGGCTAACAATGCTCTAAATCTTAGCACCACTAAATTGGTGTCCCCTGGCTCTTCTGCCTATTATGGCGAGGCTCTCGACAGGGTCACAGACCAAAAAGAGCTTTATACAGTTGTTAAAGACTCTAATACAGAGAAAAAGCAGGTACCGAAGGTGCCTTATGACCATAGTTTTTTAAAGCCATCCGACGATGCTGATAGTAAGCAGCCTGATATTGGTATGACGCATGTTATTCCGATTCCGGAATATACGAGTCATGATATGGGGTTAGACTATAAAGACTATATTAGCGGTA